AGCCGCTGACGGATGAGGAGATCACAAAGGTCTGGTGTGCCTCTGCCATTTATGGTGGCATGGCATTTGCCCGAGCCATCGAAGCCGCCCACGGCATCAAGGGGGACGCATGAGTGAAAACCTGCACTACGAAAAAACAATCTACGAGAACACCGAGAAATTTTACCAGCTAAAACTAACACTCAGTGAATTTCGTGACAAATACTATCTCAACATTCGTAAATACTTTCAGAGTTACGAAGGCGACTTTGTACCTAGCCGTGAAGGGGTTTCGATGGAAGCATCAGTGGAAAACATCTATGCCTTACTAGACGGCTTGTTTGATATTGTGGCTCAGGGCGAAGCACGTGAGATTGTCCAGCACTACGCAGCGAAATTTTCAGACTTGTCAACACCACCCTAAACTGTTATAATAGTATCTATGAACAAAATCACACAATTCTTAGATAGCGCATCGCAGGCTTACTACGCCGGTAGCCCCGTTATCAGTGACGAGCAGTTTGATCGGTTAGCAGAGTCGGTTGGGTATAATCGTGTAGGTGCTAAACAGCACGGCCACGTTGAGCAGCATCTTTACCGTATGTACTCACTGCAAAAGTTTTATGAAGACGAAGGTCAGGCTCGCCCTCTGGAAGGCATTCGAGACGTTGTTGCTAGTGCTAAGCTGGACGGGGCAGCTATCAGCGTACTTTATGTTGGTGGTGATCTTGTGCGAGGTCTTACGCGTGGTGACGGCGTAGAGGGTCAGATCATTACGGATAAGCTGCTGGCTACACACATTGTACCACACACCATTCCCTATCATGGCGTGGTACAAGTTACTGGCGAGATTGTAGCTCCCATCAACATTGAGAATGCTCGTAACTATGCTGCGGGTGCTCTTAACCTCAAAGACGTAGCTGAGTTCCGTGAGCGTGCCTTGAGCTTTTTTGCGTATGGTATCTCACCCAGTCCCAATAAAACCTACCGGGAAGATCAAACCCTGTTGAAGCAGTGGGGTTTTGGCGTAATCACTGAAGAACACTTGGACAAGATTTTTCCGTGTGACGGTGTAGTGTTCAGGGTCAACGACAACCGTGTATTTGAGGACATGGGCTACACTGCCAAACACCCTCGTGGTGCATACGCTAAAAAAGAGCGCGCAGCACACGTAGAAACCAAGTTGCTAGACGTTGAGTGGCAAGTTGGCAAAAGCGGCAAGGTCACACCAGTAGCAATCCTAGAACCAGTTAATATCGACGGAAAAGTGGTTACTAGAGCAACACTTAATAATCCTGGATTTATTGAAGCCCTTGATTTACGAATTGGCGATACTATCGCTGTTAGATTAGCAGGAATGATTATTCCGGAAATTGTCCACAAAGTGGACGCTTAAATTTTGGTTGGACAAATTATACCTCATATGCTATAATAATAAGTATGTGAGGTAATTTATGTCTTGTGGAATATATTTATTGAAGTTTAGTAACACTGATAAAGTGTATGTTGGTCAATCTATCGACATAGAAGATAGATACATAAAACATAGAAGTGCCTTTAACAGAAACGCAGCTACACCAAAGTTGCAAAAAGGCTTCGATGTATATGGTATGCCGATACTAGAAGTTCTAGCTGAGTGTAGAATTAGTGAGCTTAATGCTCTTGAAAAAGAAGCTATTGAAATATATGACTCGGTTAATAATGGATTTAATACACTCGCGGAAGCAGGGAATCCAGTATTATTTGGAGATAAGGCAGGTACATCAAAATATTCTAATGAGCAATACTTAAATGTTTTGCGATTGCTAGTACAAGATAGCCCAACGCTAAACAAACGTCAAATTGAAGAACTAACTGGCGTATCTATATACACTATTCGCCATATAGCAGCATTAGAAAGTCACACATGGATGAAAGAAGTTGAACCAGAGCTGTATGCAAAACTAGAACAGCTCAAAAAAGATTCACCATATCACTATGGTACACAATATCCAAAACTTATTTCTCCAGAAGGAATAGTGCACGAAGTTACACACGTTACAAACTTTGCAAAACAACACGGACTATTACAGCCAAAAGTTACAGAACTATTAAAAGGTACACGTAATTTTCATAAAGGCTGGAGACGTGTAGATGCTTAAATTTCCGGTGGTTGGGCAAAGAAAATTTTGACTTGTGTAGCCACTTCTTTTCCAGTATAATATAGTCTGTAAATTGATAAAGAAACCATGAGAATCCAAATTCCAACACACTGCCCGTGCTGCGACTACCCACTGGAACTGGTCAACGATCAGCTCTTTTGCCGCAACACAGCTTGCGGTGCTCAGCTAAAGTCAAAAGTTGAGCATTTTTGCAAGACGCTTGGCATTAAAGGCATGGGTTCCAAAACTGTGGAGAAGCTCGAACTAGCAGACATTACAGAACTTTTTTATCTCGACTTGGACGTGGTATCAGCACAACTAGGCAGTGAGCGAGTAGCCTCCAAACTACTAGACGAGATTGATCGTGCACGAGGCGCTGACTTGGCAACAGTCCTGGCTAGTTTTAGCATACCACTGGTTGGTAACACAGCCGCAACTAAGTTGTGTAGTGTTGTCCAACATATTGATGAAATCACTCACAAAACTTGTAAAAGTGCAGGTCTAGGAGATAAAGTAACTCAGAACTTACTTAACTGGCTACAAACAGATTTCCGCGAACTTCGAGAGTTTTTGCCCTTCTCGTTTCGTTCACAAAAGGTTTCCTCTACACCCAGTAACGCAAAAACTGTGTGTATTACAGGAAAATTATCTTCTTTTAAAACCAAAGCAGAAGCCCATCGTGCTCTGGAACTGGCTGGTTTCAAGCCCACAGAGTCGGTGACTAAAACCACAGACTACTTGGTTGATGAAGAAGATAAGGGCAGTACAAAGCGTAAAAAAGCCGAAAGCCTCGGCATCCAAATTATCACAAACCTAAATACTTTCTTGAAAGAAAATCAAAATGACTGAAAAAGCTACTAAGAACTGGTCCGATGAAGCTGTTGACCAACTGATGAGCATTGTTGGCAATCAAAGCCCTGTTAGCGTTGAAGCTGTTGAGCGTGCTGCTGAAGCCCTTGGCAAAACTACTCGTAGTATCGCCAGCAAACTGCGTCAACTGGACCGTGAAGTTGCTAGTCTAGCTAAGGAAAAGACCAGCGCATTTACTGCTGACGAAGGCGAAGCTCTGGCTGAGTTCGTGCAAGCAAATGCTGGTAATCTTACGTACAAAGAAATCGCTGAACACTTTGCTGGTGGCAAATTTAGCGCAAAACAAATTCAAGGTAAATTGCTTGCTCTTGAACTGACTGGCAGTGTTAAGCCTGCTGAAAAAGTTGAAGTTGCTCGTACCTATACCGAAGCAGAAGAAGCCAAGTTTATTAGCATGGCTCAAAGCGGCCGTTTCATCGAAGAAATCGCTGAAGCTCTGGGCAAATCGGTTGCTTCAGTTCGCGGCAAGGCACTAAGCCTGACTCGCAAAGGCCAAATCGACAAGATTCCTGCACAGCGTGAATCTCATGCCAAAGAAACTGTTGATCCAGTTACTGCTCTTGGCGACAAGATCCACTCTATGACTGTTGCTGAAATCGCTGCTGCTGTTGATAAAACTGAGCGTGGTCTGCGTACACTGCTGACTCGTCGTGGTATCAAAGTTGCTGACTATGACGGTTTCGCAAAAAAGCAAAAGGCAGAAGCCAAAGCAGCAACTAACTAATAGTTGCTAAATCATAAAGGCATAGGGTAGTATGACTACCTATGCCTTTTTTAGTTGTGTTATTGATTACAATGGATAACTGCGGAATATATGCAATATATTTTGACCAACATCCTAATGAGTTTTACATTGGTAGGTCCACTAACCTGTACGTAAGGCAGCAGGAGCATAAAAGTGCCTTAATAGCTAATAGACACGTAAATAAAAAACTACAAAACTATTACAATAAATATGGTATGCCAAATTTCGAAATATTAGAATTGGCACACCCAGATAATCTAAAAGAATTAGAGATTCAGTATATTCAGGAATTTGATTCATTTAAAACAGGCTTAAATCTTACTAATGGTGGCGAAGGCGGTGGTTATGGTGAAGGAGTACATTCATCAAAACATACAGAAGATAAGTATGTAGAAGTGCTAAAATATTTGGCTACGACCACTTTTAGTACGTCGAAAATATCTGAAATAACTGGTGTAAGCAGAGATATTATTAAACATATATCGGGCGGCTCTGCACATGGATATTTAGCAAATTTATGCCCTGAATATTATAGTATTGTAATGTCCAAGAAATATACTAGGGATAATTCAGCTAAATCAAAAGGCATCGTATATCCTGATGTAAAATCACCTGAAGGTATATTGTATACTGTAGATAATATCCATAAATTCTGTGAGTTGCACAACCTACAAGCACAAAATATGCACAAAGTTTTAACTAAACAAAGAAAATCACATAAAGGTTGGACACTCGCATGAAAGTAACTATTACATACCACGATAACGACTCCTTTACGGTAGAAGAAGTTGTAAAACAGGCTGTACACAACTACGGCCGAGCAGCACAAGTAGAGATTATGCCTGAATCAACAATGGCATACGATCACATCTACTTTGGGCTACAACAGCTTATTACACACGAACAGCTTAGCCTGCTATACGACAAAGATGCAGCGTATCAGCAAGACTTGAAAAAGTTGCGTGAACAAGTTCTTTACAAAGTAACGGAAATTATTGACCAAGTTATCATTGACAATGAATCTAAAGTAGGATAAGCCTTGGATACATCAGCAGTAGTCTTAAATAAATTACTAACAGAGCAGAATCTAGAAATCTGGGCCAAGCTCAAGTTGGTATTTTTAGACCCTGCGTACTCTTCCCTTTACGGTGCAATCAACAAGTACTATGAAAAGTACAGTGCAGTACCGTCGTTTGATGAACTCGAACTAACCTTAAGGGAGGGACCAGCGTCTAAGACGTTAGCAACTCTCCGGTTAACCGAGGTTCCTGACGTTTCAGCAGAAGTAGCACTAGATGCGTTAATCGACCAGTATACTCAAAATGAAACGGTAAAATTACTAGACAAATTTGTAGACAAACTACCGCTTTACGATTCAAACGAAATAAAAGATAACTTAGCTAACCTTGCACTAACAATCGAAGAAAAGACTCATACGTCGGAAAAAGTCTTCACGATGGCTGATATGATGATGTTTCAGCATCCTGACGACATGGAAAAAGAACGTGTTTATCTTGGCCTTAACAATACTTTTGATGCTGTTCTTGGTGGGGTTGCTCGCCAGGAACTCATACTCATTGGGGGTAAACGGGGTTCTGGTAAATCTATTACTAGTAGCAACATTTTTGTTAATCAATATGAGTCTGGTAATAGTAGTCTGTATTTTAGTATTGAAATGACTGCGTTCGAGACCATGCAACGTAATCTTTCGATTCTTGCTGGTGTTAGCTTACAAAACCTAAAACAAAACAAATTAACTGACGAAGAAGTCTTAAAAGTTGTTAAAGCACGTGCTGGTATGTTTCAAGACGCAGACCAAACTGTGCTAGACTTCATGCGACACCGTGATCGCTATAAATTTGAAGAACAACTTGTACGACACCACCAGCTAAAAGCAGATAATCAAATGATTATTGTTGACGACCGTGACTTGACCCTAAGCAGCATCGACTTGCACATTGGCAAAGCCAAAGCAAAGTTTGGTGACAAGCTAAAAGTCGTGGTTGTTGACTACATTAACCAAATTGTTCTCGAAGGTGCGGATCAATATGACTGGAAACCACAGATCGAAGTCTCCAAAAAGCTCAAAAATCTGGCCCGTAAGTACGAAGTGGTCATGGTATCGCCGTATCAGATTGACAAAGATGGGGAAGCTCGTTTCGCAAAGGGTATCCTTGACGCGGCCGACATTGCCCTTGTTATGGAAGCCCATGATAAGGAAACCAACGCCGTCAGCTTCGAGACGACGAAGATTCGCGGCGGTAAGGAAATGGCATTCACTTGCCCAATTGATTGGGATACCTTACGCATCAGCCCACAGTCTGTGGATAAACCAGCCGCTAAAGAAGCTGTTAAACGCGCAGGCAAAAAAGAAGCACAACAGGCAGAACTAAAACAAGACGATAGCGGCGCAGACCTGCCGTGGAACTAATATGGAACACTCAAGTTACGACGTAGTGATAGACACACTACAAAAACATCATGATAATCTAATGGAACTCACCATGCGTAATATGCGTAGTGAGTTCTTGGGTATGAGTATTATGGACGATATTCGTCTTGAGCAGTGTGAGCAGCTTAAAGAAGCAATTGAAGTATGGAAAGCACATAAACGTGGAGATACTATATGAGCGATCCAGTACTAGACCTCCTACAAAAACACGGCCTGGCATACAGTGTATCGGGTCGTGACTACCTGATACAGTGCCTAAATCCGGAGCATGAGGATTCGAATCCGTCATTCCGTGTAGACAAGGTGTCGGGTGTTGCACACTGTTTTGCGTGTGGATTTAAAACCAATCTGTTTAAGTTCTACGGTGTGTTTACCAACCCAGTGCCGGTTAAGATTGCGGCGCTGAAGGAAAAGCTAGCCGAGTTAAAAACTGCTGGCGATGGTCTGGAGCCACCACCCGGGCACACACCGTGGACTAAAACATTTCGCGGTATCAGCCCAGCAACACTTAAACACTTTGGTGCATTTTATACCAATAGTGTGGAAAAGCTACAAGACAGGATTGTGTTTCCGGTCCAAGACATTCGCAAGAAAACGGTAGTGTATGTTGCACGTCACACACTGTCGCATGGCAACCCACGATACGTAAACTACCCTAGTGGTGTCCGGATGCCGCTATTTCCAGCACACCTGCCAAGCGGCTATTCGTCGATGGTATTAGTTGAAGGCATTTTCGACATGCTAAACCTATACGACAAAGGATGCGAAAATGTTGTATGTGCGTTTGGCACTAATACACTGCAAAATGATACTAAAAGCAAGCTACTTCCGTTTAAGGCGCAGGGCATCACACATATATACTTGCTATTTGATGGTGACGACGCCGGACGAAAGGCGTCGCAAGTTCTTAAACCTTTGCTCGAAGCTGAAGGCTTTGTGGTTGAAGTGGTAAACTTGCCGGATGGTGTAGACCCAGGTGAACTGGATGTGGAAGATGTTCGCGGCATTGCAGAGTACGTCACAAAATAAACTTGAATTACTAGCCAAGATACGCTATAATAAAGTATCACAAGGAATCAAATATGAAAATTGCAGTAATTGACAAAGCCCCTAATAGAACTCGTTATAGTGATTACTTTAATTTTGAATTTCATCACTACCACATGAGTTCGAAGCCAATTACCAAGCTGTTGAAAAAAGACGTTGATCTTGAAGTAGATCTCGAACCTTACGATTTCGTGATCCTAGTAGGTGCTGAAGCAGCCAAGGAATACGCAAAAATTACTAGCGTTACTAACTATGCCGGGCAGTTGGTGGATGATAAGTTTATTCCTATCAGCAATCCGGCTATGTTAGCTTTTAAGCCAGAAGGTAAGCCTGATTTTCAGCGGGCAGTGGATAAGATCCACAAGTACATTGCTGGTACTCTTAAGCCTGCTAGTGAAGGCGATTATAAGGGTATTGATGATACTAATGAGGCAAAGCGCTTCTTTCGCGAAGTATTAGAAAATGCTCAAGGCTATGTGGCACTAGATACGGAAACAACAGCTCTGTATCCTCGCGACGGATATGTTCTAGGACTATCCATGAGTTACAAATCTAAGCATGGCCGATATATCTTGACTGATTGTCTTGACGATGTATGTTTGGATTTGCTTCGCAAAATTATTAAGGAATACTCCATTGTATTCCATAATATGAAGTTTGACTACAAGATGATTAAATACCATCTTGGCTTAGACTTTGATCGTAAGCGCGTACATGATACAATGGTTATGCACTATGTGCTAGACGAAGCTGATTCGCATGGCCTAAAACAGCTTGCGCTGAAGTACACAGACTATGGCGACTACGACAGTGAACTAGATGACTTCAAAAAGGACTACTGTGCTAAACACGGTATCTTGCAAGACGACTTTACCTATGACCTTATTCCGTTCGATGTTATTAGCCGTTACGCTGCGATTGACACAGCCGTTACATACGACCTTTTCCAGAAGTTTTGGCCCATTGTACAAAAGAATGACAAGCTGCGTAAGGTTTACGAAGAAATCTTAATTCCAGGTACCCTATTCCTAATGGACATGGAAGAAGTTGGCATCCCCATTAGCTGTGAGCGCATGGAAGCTGCTAACTTGTACCTGGATCGTGAGATTCAAGCCGCTAAAGAGGCACTGTATGGCTACGAAGCAGTCAAACGGTTTGAGCAGGACACTGGCAAGATTTTTAATCCCAACAGTGTGATGCAACTTCGGGTTGTGCTGTTTGATTACTTGGGCCTAAATCCCACCGGCAAGAAAACTGCCACTGGTGCTATCTCTACCGATGCTGAAGTGCTGGAACAGTTATCAGAAGAACATCCTCTGCCTAAGGCAATCTTAAAGGTTCGACAACTTGGCAAGATTCAGAATACATATATCCAAAAAATTCTACCGGAGCTTGATCGAGATAGTAGAATTCGTACCAATTTTAATCTTACTTTTACCACTAGCGGCCGTCTTTCTAGTAGTGGCAAGTTTAACGCTCAGCAAATTCCTCGGGACGATCCTATTATCAAGGGTTGCATCAAAGCTCCACCAGGTTACAAAATTGTTTCGCAAGACTTGACCACCGCCGAGATGTTCTATGCTGCTGTGTTGTCGGGCGACAAAAACCTGCAGCAAGTCTTCTCCAGTGGTGGTGACTTTCACTCGACAATCGCTAAAATGGTGTTTAATTTACCTTGCCCGGTCGAAGATGTAAAGAAACTATACCCTTCGATGCGTCAAAGTGCTAAAGCCATTTCATTCGGCATCTTGTATGGTAGCGGAGCAAATAAAGTTTCGCAAACCGTTACTAAAGCAACTGGCGAGAGCTATCCAGTAGAACAGGCGAGGGATGATATTAAACAGTATTTTACAAAGTTCAATAAACTAAAGCAATGGTTAGATAATCGCAAGGCGTTTATTGAGGCAAATGGATATACTTACAGCTTCTTTGGTCGTAAACGTAGGCTGCCAAATGTATTCAGCCAAGATAAAGGTATTGCGGCACACGAAGTACGAAGTGGTATTAATGCCGAGGTACAATCACTTGCAAGCGACATGAACCTACTGGGAGCTATGGACACTGCTGCCGAGGTAAAGTCACGAGGTTTAGACGCAAAAATATTTATGCTAGTTCACGACTCTATCGTGGCGTTGGTAAAAGATGAGCATGTTCAAGAGTACTGTGAATTACTTAAACGCAATACTCAAAAGGACAGAGGTTGCTCTATTCCTGGCACTCCTATTGGAGTAGATCAGGATATTGGTGATGATTATTCTTTTGGCCACTTTGAAGAAGTATACACATTAGCAGAAGGCAGCCTTATAAAGGTATAAAAATTTTTAGCTTGCAATTTTGTATTACGCATAGTATAATATGTAATATGCAACGGAGCGTAATATGAAAAAAGAAATTGACGAGACAGCTTTTAAAGAGTATACCCAGGAATCTTGCTATTGGGCCGGATTCCTGGCTGCCGATGGTTGTATAGGAAAAGACAATACAGTAAGAGTAGAACTAGCAGCTAAAGATAAAGACCACGTTTTTAGATTTAAACAATTTTGCAAATCCGAGCACTTAGTATCACATAATGATAAAAAAGACTCGTACAAAGTAGGGTTTTGCTCCCCAATAATTACTAGTGATCTGTATTATAAATATGCTGTATCTGTAGATAAAACGCATAACTTAATACTCCCACTATTGCCTAACTTAGACAATTATCAGCATTATTTACGCGGGTTTTTTGATGGTGATGGGTGTATTACTACGTTTTTTAATAACAGGCCAAAAGCAACTTTTAGAGTATTTTTAACAAGTGGTAGTTTAGTATTTTTACAAGAGGTACTTCAACTCTTAATATCTGAAAGTATAGTAGTGGGCGGTTCCATTCAGAAAAAAGCTGCTAACTGTTGGCATATTCAATTTGGCGTAAAAGACTCTACTAGTTTTTTAAACTGGATATATAATGGTGCCACAGTTTATTTACCAAGAAAATACGAAAAATACGTAGATTTAATAGTAAATAATAATAGAGCTAAAAGGTAATGGAATTACAAACAATCAACTGGCCCGTGTTCAGGCTGGGTGAGAAACAACCACAGCAACGTGATGGTGTTGTGTACTACAGTTCCGAGTATGAACAAGACACAGACTCGGAACTTGTGCTGTCTCACACCCTACGCATTGTAGACGACCACAACCTACCAGGCCACACACTTGGTAGGCGTAGGCTGCAACTAAAGATGGACGGTGCAGCAGTATTTCCCCTACGTACAGCCGTGTACTTCCTAGCAGACCTTGTAAAACTAGCAAAAAGTACTACGTGGTGGATCGACAGCAGCGGCCAGGTGTTTCAGCACAAAAAATCCACACGCGCCAAACTAACAACGCACAAGATCACACAAGTGTTACCTGCGACGGGTCTAGGGTGTGTGTTGCAGGTTGAAGGTCTGGTTACGCGATTCAAGTCTATTGCACACCCTAAACCGGAAGAACAGTATGCAGCCTTACTCAATTTTGGTATGGTAACACTATTATACGGATTCTCCACCACACCACTGAAACCCACCTGGAGGCTAGTGTAATGCCGAAAGCAATTATATCTAACCGGATTTACCTAGATAACCCCGGTGTAGAGCACACAAAAAAGATAATTAACGAACTCACTTACAAAATCAAAAAAGACACTGGTAATAAAAAGTTTCAGAGTATTGAAACTATACGTAACTACAAGTCGCTGGTAAAAGGTATCTTGAGCATACCACAAGGTCGCCAAGACCTTATCCCAGACAACTATGAAGTAGTAGATAAACGCGTAACGGTACCAGTGCCTTTTCCCAACCCACTATTTCCACTACGCGATGACCAGCGTGAAGTGTACGATCAAGTCCACGATACGTGCTTTATTAACGCACTAGTAGGATGGGGTAAGACATTTACAGCACTACACCTCGCCCACAAGTTCGGACAAAAAACTCTTGTTGTCACACACACCACCGCACTACGTGACCAGTGGTGTGAAGAAGTTGAAGTGTTATTTGGGTGCAAGCCAGGTATTATTGGCAGTGGACAATTTGACCACGAAGATCACTTTATCACAGTGGCAAATATACAAACTCTCAGCAAGAATGTGAGTGAGCTAGCTAAAGAGTTTGGCACCGTTATCTTGGACGAAGCACACCACTGCCCTGCTAGTACATTTGCACAAACCATCGACGCGTTTCATGCACGATACAGAATTGCATTAAGCGGTACAATGATCCGCAAAGATCAAAAGCACGTGGTGTTTCGTGACTACTTTGGCGACCATGTACTAAAGCCAGCACTGGCTAATACCATGATACCGGTTGTACACGCTGTTAAAAGTGGCTGGATACTAAAACCCGGCGCAACGTGGGTGGAAAAGATCAACGAGCTAACACAAGACGACCTGTACCAGCGATACATTGCCAGCATTGCGCTGATGCAAATGGAAGTTGGTCACAGCGTCTTAGTAGTAGCAGACCGAGTAGAATTTTTACAAAAAGTACAGGAATATATTGGTGATGAATGTTTGCTGGTTACTGGCGAAACCGACTATGCCCAACGACAAGCTGCAAAAGAGCAGCTGCTTAGTGGGGCTAAACGGGCAATCTGTGGATCGCGACAAATCTTCTCGGAGGGTATTTCCATCAACGTCTTATCCTGCCTTATTCTTGCCGTTCCCATCTCCAACGACAGCTTGCTAGAACAGCTTGTTGGACGCGTTCAGCGTCAGTATGAGGGTAAACGGCAGCCGGTAGTAGTAGACATTCAATTTGCTGGACACGCTGATCGTAAGCAAAACAATGATCGCCTTGGCTTCTACCTACGCAAAGGCTGGCAAGTGGTGTCGATGTAAAAATCTTCACTTGTCAGCACATTGCCTTTATGATATAATATAGTCTGAGTTCGCAATTATGGCTTTGTTATTTGACCTTTACACTCTTGAGCAAAGCACACAATGTGACCCACAAAAATTAGTTACAACATTAGAACTGTGGTTTAACAAGAAAATATTCCCTAAAAATCGTTACAGTAAAGTGAAGCCACTTTTAAACCTATCGGGAAACAATTACTTACTAAACCCAGCTCCATTGTTTAGCGACAAAACCACAGATGTAGCTTATAAAGCACAATACATTAGATTAGCGGGTCGCCGAGATTACTTTCAGTACAAGTATTACAAAACCAAACACCTTGACCTTAGTTACTACACTGACATTAATCTAGACGCAATCAAAACAAATCCGCTGTTAACTATTACTGACAACAAAATACACTTCAAATACGAGGAAATTTAAAAAAATGGCACTTAGCTTTAAACAAACCAAAGGCAAAGCACAAAGCAACAAAGTTGAATCCTACGAGTACAAAGACGGCGAAAATGTCGTTCGCCTAGTAGGTGGACTTCTACCACGGTATATCTACTGGCTCAAGGGAAGCAACAACAAAGACATTCCAGTTGAGTGTCTTGCTTTTAGCCGCGAAAAAGAGAAGTTTGACAACGTAGAAAAAGATGCTGTACCTGAGTTCTTTCCTGATGCAAAATGCAGCTGGAGTTACTCAGTTAACTGTATCGACCCTAAGTCTGACAAAGTTGTAGCACTCAATCTTAAAAAGAAGTTATTCGAGCAGATTGTAACTGCTGCAGAAGACCTGGGTGACCCAACAGACTACGACACTGGTTGGGACGTTGTGTTTAAGCGTGTTAAAACTGGCCCGCTTGCCTTTAATGTTGAATACACACTGCAAGTGCTTCGTTGCAAGCCTCGCGCACTGACCGCAGAAGAGCGCGCAATGGCAGATGCAGCCAAGTCTATTGACGAGAAGTTTCCTCGTCCGACGGAAGCCGAAGTTCGCGCGCTGCTGGAAAAGATTACCACAAATCAGGAAACTGATGAAGCCGAAGGTGGTGACGAAGCCGAACGTGAAGCTGTAAAAGACCTAGGTTAAATCCACAAGCCCGCAAATCAGTAGCTTTGCGGGCTTTTTTGTCTGATACAATATGACACACAGTACAATTATTCAGGACGACTTCTTTGAAGATCCTGATGATATAAGAAGATTTGCTCTTCAACAAGAATACGAGCCGTGTCCAGTAGGTAAATGGCCTGGGAAAAGAACAGAACTTTTAAGAAGCATTAACGCAGATTTTGCCAAATATTTTGTAGAAAAACTAGTACCAATAAGATTTGTAGGAGTCAGGTCTGTTGATTTGGCGTCGTATTTTCACATAATTCCTAAATTTTCTGACGACCCTAGTAGTATTTTAAATCGTGGATTTGTTCACATAGATGCTTACGACGGTAACAGTTTTAATCCAAATCTTTCAGGAGTAGTGTATCTTACACCAGGTATACACAAACGATGTGGTACGTCTACTTTCCAATTAAAACCACACGTAGACCAGTCTAAAGTAAATATGGCTGTTGCGGAAAAACATGCTTTATATAAATCAGGTGTGCTGGTAGAGGATTTTTATAAAAAAGTGGCAAACCATTACGATCAATTTGAAGAAACAGTTAGAGTAGACAACATCTATAATAGGCTTGTTACCTTTGATACTCAAATATGGCACGGCGCTAATAATTTTCATTCAGGTATACAAGAAGACAGGCTAACCTTGGTGTGGTTTGCTAAAACTAAATAAACTAATATGAAAATACTTTTTACAGCAGACATACACATCAAACTAGGTCAGAAAAACGTTCCGGTAGACTGGGCTAAAAATAGGTTTCAGTTATTCGTAGACCAGTTTGCGGAAATGCAGCAACACGCTGACTTAGTAGTAATTGGTGGTGACGTGTTTGACAAACTACCCAATACTGAGGAAGTAGAACTGTACTTTGACTTAGTAGCCAGCTTTAAAAAACCTACACTAATTTACCCAGGTAATCACGAAGCGCTCAAAAAAGACACCAGCTTCTTGACTCACCTTAAACGTGCTACGCATCGCCTAAACCCACTGGTCAGTATAATAGACGACTACTACTACAACGTGGGTTTTGACATAGACATAATTCCGTACAACAAGCTAAAAGACTTTGTTGATAACTACAGCACACTAGACTTTCACGGTAAAATCCTGTGCACGCACGTTCGTGGTGAGATTCCACCACACGTAAAGCCAGAAATTCCACTGGAGTTACTGGACCGCTGGGACGTGGTACTAGCAGGTGACTTACACAGCTATGAAAACTCGCAACGTAATATTCTGTATCCAGGTAGTCCTTATACTACTAGCTTTCATCGACATCCCGTGGACACTGGAGCTATTTTGCTTGATACAACTACTTTGGATCACGTTTGGACCAGCTTCAACCTCCCGCAGCTAATTAAAAAGACTATTCGCGCAGGCGAGCCAACACCAGCCACCGCCTTTGACCATACAATCTACGAGATTGAAGGCGACATGCAAGAACTACAAGTGCTAGAAGATAGTGAGCTGATTGCGTCAAAAGTAATCAAGCGCGACACCGACAGTGCGCTTATCTTGACGCCTGAAATGTCACTAAACGAAGAAGTACGTGACTATCTTATGTACATACTAGAACTACCGGAACCTACGGTTACGGCAGTTCTAAAGGAGCTACAAAATCATGCTGAAAAATTTGCGTAATCACACAGCCGAGGTCTGGTCGCAAACTAACTGCCCGGCCTGTTCTCAAGCCAAACAGCTGCTGGACCGTCACGGCATACAGTATCACGAAAAAATGATTGGTGTTAATGGCTACACCAAAAAAGACTTGATTGCGGTAGTTCCCACAGCACGCAGTGTTCCACAAATTTTCTTGGATGGTGAATACGTGGGTGGTCTACATGAACTAAAATTAAAACTAACACAGCATGATAACAATTAAACAAATGCGTTGGAGCAATGCTTTTAGCTACGGCTCCAACAACCAAATTGACTTTAGCGAAGCACCACTTACACAGCTTGTGGGTCGTAATGGTCACGGTAAAAGTTCGATTGCACTTATCCTAGAAGAAGTGCTGTTTAACAAAAACAGCAAAGGCATTAAAAAAGCCGATATTCTTAACCGTTACGTTCGTGACAAGGCCTACACAATTGAACTAGACTTTGAGCGTGACGGTGTGGACTATACTATCAAGTCGCAGCGTGGTAGCTCACAAACAGTCAAGTTATACAAGAGTGGCGTTGACGTTAGCTCACACACCGCAACCGCTACGTACAAGCACATTGAAGAAGTGCTAGGCTTTGACCACAAAACTTTTGCACAGATTGTGTATCAAAGCAATGCGTCAAGTCTGGAGTTTTTAACTGCACCAGACACGGCACGCAAAAAGTTCTTGATTGAAATCCTAAACTTGGGCCACTACACTCGTGCACAAGAGGTATTCAAGGAAGTAGCAGGCGAGCTGGGCAAAGACATTGCGTCCACACAAGCTAAAGTAAACACTGTGCGTAGCTGGTTAGACAAATACGAACGTCAAAACATGGCACTGCAAGATCCCCTACCAGTGCCAGAACTAGACCAAGATGTGCTAACACAAGCGAGCGCGCTGCGAGCAAGTATTGGTTCAATTGAGCAAACAAACAAGAAGATTGCTCAAAATAATACATACAAGCAGCTACAAGCAAAGATAAACTTATTTCCTATACCTGCTAAGCCAGAAGATGCTGACAAAACACTAAGTACATCTGCTTCAGAAGTAGACGCACAATTAGTAGAAGTTAAGAAGACCCTCAAAGACAGTCAGGCATTTGTTGCAAAAATAACCAAATTGCATGGTTCATGTCCTACGTGTTTGCAAGATATAAACGAATACAAAATTGCAGAGCTTGTTAGTGAGCAAAATTCTATACAGCAAGTGGCTGAACAAAAGCTGCAAGCACTGTTAAAAGCTGCTGATGAAATAAAACAAGCACTAGCAGACTACCACAGTAAAAAAGCTGCATGGGAAAGTGCCACCAAAGCTCAACAAGAATGGGAAAAGTATCACCAACTTATCGACCCTCAACTGCCAGAGACTCAGCTAGACAAGCAACAGTTGCAAGCACAGCTAGCCACACTAGATAGCCAAATACGTGAAACCAAGCAACGCATAGAAGCTGCGGAAGCACACAATCGTGGTGCAGCTGCACATAACTCAAAAGTTGAGTTGCTGACCAAGCAGCTGGATGAGATGCGGTGTGAGCTAGAAACGCACAGCAGCCTTCTGCACGACTTGTCGGAAAAAATGAGTATTGTAAACATACTCACAAAAACTTTTTCGACAACTGGACTAGTGGCATACAAGATCGAGTGCTTGGTCAAGGACTTGGAGGAAATCACAAACCAGTACCTTGTAGACTTGTCGGACGGACGATTCCAAATCAGTTTCAAGATTAGTGCAAGTGATAAACTAAACGTGGTTATCACAGACAACGGTCGTGACATTGAAATTCACGCACTTAGCGGTGGTGAGCGTGCCAGAGTAAACGTTGCTACCTTGCTGGCAATTCGCAAACTAATGCAAGCACTGTCAAGTTCACGAATTAATTTGCTGATACTAGACGAAACGGTAGAAACCCTAGATGTGGACGGTAAGGAAAAGCTGGTAGAAGTCCTACTACGCGAAGAACACCTAAACACTTTTTTAGTATCACACGGATTCACACACCCGTTACTGGAAAAAGTGCACGTAGTTAAACACAACAATATTTCAAAGATAGAGGTATAACATGGCTATAGAGCTTGCTGATATACCTATTGAGTCTTACGCTTTTATAGGTGCTTTTAATGTAGGACCTAATATATGCGATAAGCTTACTGAACAGTTTAAAAAACACAGTAAACTTATAAAGTATTCAGATGATATGCGACAATATCACAGACTAGTAAATACTGATATAGACAAAAGTGTAGACGTTGAGTACAAAGCAATATTACAAGAGTGTTTACAAGCGTATGGACAGCTATATCCTTCAGTATACAGAAATAATCTTACATGGGGTATAAGCGATCCGTACAATCTTCAACGATACGCACCGGGAAAGCACTACAGTGAGTGGCATACCGAAAGCTACGGTCCTGAACCTAAAAAGTTTTTACGAATACTTACGTTTATAACGTACTTGAATGATATTCAAGAAGGTGGCGAAACCGAGTTTTTATATCAAAAGTGCAGAGTTAGGCCTCAAAAAGGTTTAACTCTTATATGGCCTGCTGGTTGGACACATATACACAAGGGATTGCCTGCTGAAAAAGAAGTAAAAGATATTGTTACAGGTTGGTGCGTATATAGTGACAGACTAGGTTAAATGGAATTTTAATATGGTAAAAATAGAAAAATTATCCCCCGACGCCAGTATCTGGTTTGTGCGAAGTGGTGTGCGCCAACGTGCATTCTTGCACCAGCTAATTTCAAAATCTGAATTAGACACACTGGAAGTCGAGTCCGGCACGGTGGTGTACTCGATTGACGAGCAGGAGGTGGTGTCACGTAGTGCCACCGCCACCAAAAGTCCTGAAACAGTTAGTGATCCAACCACCGCTACCACAACACCCACACCTGCCGAACCCCCAGTGGTTGCTACAACGGAAAACAAACCCAAAATAGTGTTTCCGGCAAAGTCTAAGCGCAAGTAATGGTTGATAGTCGAGCAAAAGGCGCACGTACTGAGACGGCAGTACGTGACGCACTTCGTAAACACACCGGTTTAGGGTGGGAGCGTGTACCTGGTAGTGGTGCACTAGACCCTAAACATCAGCTAAAAGCAGACTTATACGTGCCGGGGCGAACCAACCTGTGGGCGGTGGAAGTGAAAGGTTACGCTGAAGATCATATCAACAGCACACTACTGACTGGTAAGAATCCACAGCTGCTAGAGTTCTGGAAACAGAGTGTTCGCCAAGCACATCAAGTGGGCAAAAAGCCGCTGTTAATATTTAAGTTTGACAGGTCGAAGATATTTGTGGCGTTTGAAGACATGCCCACTCACACAGGCTATCGCTGTTTACTAGTCAACGTTGAGGGCCACGAGTTTTTTGTAGCACTACTAGAAGACTGGCTGAACTTCGAGCAACCACAATTTGTAACTTGACATATTGATAGTTAAAATTTTGTCATTGACTTCCCATGCTACTTATAGTATAATATAAGTATTGCTGGAGAATACCTATGTCGAAATACCCTAATTGGACTCCTGAAGAAATATCCTTATTAAAAGAACTGTATCCTATTTATGGTAGAAGCGAAATTTTACTAGACAAGTTACCTGGTAGAAATTTAGATGCCATATGTTTAAAGGCTAATAGGCTAGGTTTAAAAGTTATTTATGGAGTCACTAAAGCTAGAACTAACGAGCAGTACGTTAAGTTTTTAGAACTTAACACAGATTTTGTACCACTAGAGCCTTATAAGGGCAGTACTGTGCCTATATTGCACATGTGTGGTATTTGTGATCACGAGTGGAAAACCAGGCCTCAGGCACTAATGAAACCAGGCGCTAGGTGCCCTGCATGTGACCTTAAAACCAGAAAAAATTCCCTTGATAAGGTACTTAGTGTACTGGAGTCTGCAAACTTAGAATTATTATCGGAGTATATAGGAGCATTATCCACAATTACTGTCCGACATAAGTCCTGTGGTCATATATGGGACACTAAGTATAGCTATATTCAGCAAGGATCTGGATGCCCATTATGTAATAAAGGCTTCGGATACTTCGACAAAGAGCATTATCCAGACAGAGCAGTATTATATGTTTTAGAGATAATATTGTTTGGTGGACATAGGTATCTAAAAGTAGGTATTACTTCCAGACCTATAGCTCGTCGAATAAATGAAATTTCTTCCAGTATAGGCGATGATTTACTACTAATAAAACCACTTATTTTAGTTAAAGGCGACGGTAAGAGTATTATACAATTAGAACAACGTATACTGCATGATGAATCCGTTGAAAAAGCATGTAGTATTAAAAAGTTTTCTGGTAGTACTGAGCTTGTTTCTGAGCATTCATTAGAAATACTAAACGAATTAATAAATAAAGATAAAAATGTCACTATCATTCAAACAAGCTACGGCTGATAATAACAATCTGCTCATTATTGACGCAATCAATATGGGATTTCGCTGGAAACACTCTGGAGCTGCCGACTTTTGTGATGAATACATCCAGGTGGTAAATAGCTTCAAAAAGTCATACAAAGCTAGTCATGTAATTATTGCTTGCGATAAAGGTTCTAGTAGTTACCGCAAGGCTCTAAGCCCGGAATACAAACAAAATCGTAAAGATAAGCAAGCATTACAAACAGATGCAGAAAAAGCTGCTTTTGAATTATTCTTTCAAGAATTTGAAAGAACTATGTTGAAAATACAAGAAGAAACTAAGTATCCTGTATTACGCTTCCCCGGCGTAGAAGCTGATGATATTGCTGCGTATATAGTCGGCAAACGCAAGCAGCTACCGTTTGATGATATTTGGTTGATCTCCAGCGACCGTGACTGGGACTTGCTGGTACAACCTGGTGTAAGCCGCTTTAGTTACGTAACACGCAAAGAAGTCACACATACTAACTGGAATACTCACTATGAATTCAGTCCCGAAGATTATATTAGCATTAAGTGTCTTACAGGTGACAGCGGCGATAATGTTGCTGGTGTGCCTGGTATTGGACCTAAGCGTGCCATTTCACTGGTTAGTGAGTATGGCAGCACTTGGGATATCATTGCCAGTATTCCAATTGCCGGTAAGTACAAATATATTGAAGCACTGAATGGGTGCAAGGATCAACTTATCCTAAACTACAAACTAATGGACTTGGTAACGCACTGTGAAGAAGCACTGGGTCCGGCCAACTGCCAACAAATTGACCAAATTTTAGAGTTATACACACAATGAGCGCATTCGATATTAACGGATATATTAGAGGCGACGAAATACGACCAAGCCTCTCCTGCAAACTAGAAGCTGGCGCACACTTACCGCAGCGTGCACACCCCACAGATGCAGGCGCGGACCTGCGTGCGTGGCTGCCCGAGGATACGATCGAGATCTATCCCGGAGAACAAAAACTTGTTGATACCGGAGTAGCGATCAAAATTCCAGAAGGCTTCGCCGGGTTTGTATATAACAGATCGAGTCAAGGAAAAAAGGGAATTAGTATCCCTCACAGCGTAGGCGTGATAGACGCGGATTACCGTGGCAATATCAAAGTCCTGCTAAAAAATAATTCAGAAGACCCATACAAAATTGAGCATGGCGACCGCATTGCCCAGTTAGTGGTACAGCGAGTAGAGCTAGTAGGCTTTGTTGATGTATGGAATGACACGCAGCGAGGAACCGGCGGTTTTGGTTCCACAGGAAAATAATACAAGGAAATTATGACAGTTTCAACACGAGCGCAAGTAATTACACGTAGAACCTACAACAGGCCTACCAGCGACGATGGAAAACAATTTGAAAGCTGGCAAGAAACAGTTGCACGCGTTATTGATCACCAAGCGTGGTTATGGGAGCGTGCGGTCGGTCGTGAACTAAACGACCAGGAGTATGGCGAACTATTTGACCTAGAACAACTAATGCTAGATCGCAAGGTATTAATGAGTGGTCGCACACTGTGGCTTGGTGGTACAGCAGTTGCCAAACATCGTGAAGCATCACAATTCAATTGCAGCTTTACAAACGTAGAAACAGTCTACGACGTAGTAGACGTCTTATGGCTGCTGCTACAAGGCTGTGGTGTTGGATTTAAGCCAATTGTGGGTACGCTCAACGGCTTCTCCAAACCAATTAAAAATATCCGTGTAGTGCGTAGTACGCGTACCGCAAAGGGTGGAAATGAACATAATGTGGAAACATGGGATCCAGAAACTAAAACCTGGACTATTCAAGTCGGAGATTCGGCAGAGGCTTGGGCAAAGTCTATTGGCAAGCTGCTTGCGGGTAAGTATCCTGCTAATACTCTGGTACTTGATTTTTCACAACTACGTCCAGCAGGTGAAAGGTTAAAAGGTTATGGGTGGATTAGCAGCGGCGACAGTGCAATTTCGACAGCTTATGTTGCGATTGCTAATATACTTAACGGTCGTGCCGATAGCCTACTTACTCGGATGGATATTCTTGATATTGTCAATTGGTTGGGAACTATCCTGTCAAGCCGTCGTAGTGCTGAAATTGCTCTTTTCGACTACGGACAACCAGAGTGGCAAGAATTTGCAGTAGCCAAAAAAGACTGGTGGCTGCATAATAACGCTCACCGCACTCAGAGTAATAACAGCCTAGTATTCAAAGAAAAGCCACTGCGCGAAGAGCTAACACATATTTTCCAGTTAATGCAAGAAGCTGGTGGTAGTGAACCAGGATTTATCAATGAAGTTGAAGCCTTACGTCGTGCCCCTTGGTTTAAAGGAGCAAATCCCTGTGTGGAAATCTTACTTGGAAACAAAAGTTTCTGTAACCTTACTGAAACTGACATTGCCAAGTTTAAAGGTGACACGGCCGGATTACACGAAGCTATTCGTCTCGCAGCGCGAGCAAACTATCGTCAGACTTGTGTGAACCTGCAGGACGGCATCTTGCAAGAGTCGTGGCACCTGAACAACTACTTTATGAGGTTGTGTGGTGTTGGATTAACAGGTATTGCAATGCGTCCTGATATGGGTGCGTATGACTATGAATACCTAAAGCGTACTGCAACTGGTGCTGCGATCGGCATGGCTGACGAACTGGGTTTGCCACGTCCTAAAAACGTGACGTGTGTGAAACCATCGGGTACATTGTCAAAGATAATGGATACTACTGAAGGTGTGCACAAGCCACTAGGCAAGTACATTTTCAATAATGTGCAGTTTAGTAAACACGATCCGGTTGTAGAAAAGTTGCGTGCAGCTAACTACAACGTTATCAACCATCCAGTAGACGAAAGTGGCGTACTAGTAACATTCCCAGTTGCTTGGGAAGGTGTGCCGTTTGACGTAGTTGACGGTAAACATGTTAACCTTGAAAGTGCTGTGGTTCAACTAGAGCGTTACAAGCTGCTGCAAACTTCGTGGAATCAGCAAAACACGTCAGTAACTATTAGCTACGACCCGAGCGAAGTTAACGATATTGTTGACTGGTTGCTGGACAACTGGGACTGTTATGTTGGAGTGAGCTTTATTTACCGCACAGACCCAACCAAAACAGCCAAAGATCTCGGTTACCTATACCTGCCACAAGAAGTAGTAGCCGAAGAAACTTTTAAAGAGTATACAAAGAACTTGTTACCGGTAGATTTAAACGATACCAATTCGTTTGATGAAATCACGGAAGCAGATTGTGCAACAGGAGCATGTCCAATAAAATGAGTACAGAAGTAACAAAAGATACTGTTCTAAAACTAGAACTAAGCGTGGAAGAAATTAACAACCTACTAGCGGGCTTACAAGAGCTACCTGCTAAAATTTGTAATCCACTTAGTATGAAGATCCAACAACAGGCCCAACAACAACTACCGTCTACAGAACCACAGCTATAATAAAACAAAAAGCCCCCAACCAGCAATGGTTGGGGGCTTTTTTCATGGTGCTGTGTCCTCATCCGAGTCTTCTGTGTCCACCTCGGCATCACTATCTTCATCGTCGGTACTCAACTCACTGAACACCATTACTAGTATGTCACGATACGGCTGTTCAACTTGGTACAAGTCCATTAAATATACATCTAAGTGGTTATTGCGTAGTAGTTGCGCGTGGTACATAAACTGACCAAATGCGTCCAGCTCTTCGCTAATATTTTCATTGGCGTAGTCTTCCAGCATTTGGGCAGCCGCGTTTAGTAGCATAGGTGGAATTGCGGCTTTGGTTGCTAGCTGCAGTATTCGCAGTGCTTTGCCTTCACGCTCACGCATGATTTGATTGCGTTTGGACTTACTCCAGCTATATCCACCGTCACCGCCCCACAAGTCCCACGCTACACGACCTTTGCTGGGGTAGCCTTCTTGGCCTGCGTAGAATCCAGTTGCCTTTTTGTCCACTTCGTGGCGACTGAAAAAGCTGTACATGCGTAGTACTGTCGACGCACTTAGTGGTTCACGATCTTTGAGTTGGTTAGCACGAGCCAAACCAACTAGTGTACCGCCTGACTTGCCTTCGTCTTTCCATTTCAGGGCACGTTTAGCGGCAGTTGCCATGCCGGATGTTGGTTTGTATGTTTTAGCCATGTTAGTTCTTGTATGCTAAGATAATTTGTTTACACATTGGTGATCGCACAATATCCTCGTCACGGAATCGCACTACCTCAATGCCCGGAATATGCTCTAGCCTGCGTACTGCATCACTAAGCCCACTGTCAGGAATATCAGCCTGATCTACATCACCGCTGACGATCATTTTGCAGTTCTTGCCCACACGCGATAGTAGCATTTTCATTTCCTCACGAGTAGCGTTTTGCGCTTCGTCGAGTAACACAATGCAGTTGTCAAAGGTTGCACCTCGCATAAAACCCAGCGGTTTAGGGTCGATGTTTTTATTTTTAAGTGCGTACTCGTAAAAGCCTTTGCCTAGTGAGCGTACAAATACCTGATCAAACGGGTCTAAGTAGGGTGCGTACTTTTCTTCAAGTGTGCCGGGTAAGAATCCTAGTCCACGTCCAGTTTCTACATTCGGCCGTGTTAGGATAATCTTTTCTACACGACGATGAAATAGCTCACCTGCTGCGTAGGTTGCTGCCACGTATGTTTTACCTGTGCCTGCACTGCCAATTCCAAACACAATCTCATTGCTTTGAATTGCCCGTAGGTACTCGCCTTGAATAAAATTCAGTGGTTTTACATCGCGAAAACCATACTCTACTGGATTTTGCGGTGTTTGCTCACGACGCGCTTTTTTGCCACTTGCCATATACTTCCTTGGGTGGTTGATAAAATTGCTGTGTGTAATTGTTGTATCACACTACATACTTGAGGTCAAATCAAAAATTTACTGTGGTGTTGTAACACGTAGAAATAACTCCGACTCTGCTTGGCGACGGCGAGTTAGGCCACGCAGCACACGCCCAGCGGCTTTGTTCCACCGTAAAAACTCGCGTGCAGCGTCGTGCCACTCACACTCGTTGATTTTACGGCGCAGCGTAGAAATCTGCAAGTTGCGTAGTCCACAGTTGTACGCAAAACTGGTGACCGCGGCTAGACGGTTGGGGTGTTCATGCACCAGCCCGGGGCACAGCTGCAGCACGCCTAACACAAAACTGTCTAGTACTTGTGCCTTGGCTTGCAGTGCGTAGTCATACGTCCACGTTTCACCTGGCTGCACCGGCTTACCGTCAGGATGGTACGTAAGCCCCCACGCAATAGTCCACGGTGCACCACCAGTGCCCGGGTCTGGGTACGCCGCAAAGCCGCCGCTTGGAGTACGAGGTCCTGTGCCTTCCCACGGCACCAACAGCTGTGTGGTACACGTGTGCTTGGCAGTTTCAATAAAATTACTTTCGATACTTTTCAATGCTGCGTCCTATAAAATGATAGTTTAGGATCATCATTAGCACACCAACGTCGTTTTCAGTCCACACTTGACCGACAATTTCCAAGAGCGTCATGTCAGTTTGAATACCATACGCCAGTGTTATTAGCTTTATAAACACGTATAGTGTAAATATGGTAAACGTAATGTATGGACGTTGCAGGCTAATAAAAGCATTAATCCACCGGTAGTTATTTTTGGCTAGTTCCACCTCTGCGCGATTAGCTTCGGCTATGGCTTGTAGGCCCGCGGTGTTAAAGTCCACGTATTTAGACTCAATCCGCAACTCACCGCGAGTTTTCTCCAGGTCAGTTTGAAGCTTGAACATTTCCAGCTCGTGCTTCATTTCTGATTTAGACTTAAAAAATTTCAATACTTCTGGTGCTAGGCGGAATAATCCGCCTAGTATGCCACCTATTAGTCCTGTTTCTAGCATGTTTGCCTCAATGTAAATAGTTTAGGCGTTTATACCATAGTAATAAGATATTAAATCTTTGATTACGTTAATATCTATTTGTCGATCCGCTACATTTTTAACTCTGTAATGGTCTATATACGCTGGGTCTCTGGAAATACATTTTTGTACATAGATTTGGGAATATTCTGTTAGTCTTTCTACATTTCGTACGGATTTGTTGTCCGGTATTAGAGGGACTCCGCAAAATTCAGTAAAAAACTCACTTAGTATCCTATCTTCAGCTATGTATTTTCCCTTATAGTCTTTAAAAGCCTGGTGCTGATTGTGAATCAGTGCTTGTATTAAATTTCTTGATATCACCATATCAGTACCAACCACAAATTCAGGAGGTATATATCCAACTCTTCCACTTATAACATTGTGTTTAGGTAGAGTATTTAACCTAGCTATTAATCTGTTAAACACCCAAAAAGTACTTAAATTTGTTCTTACTATGTAGTCATAAGAATAATTAGCGTCAATATACTCTAGGGCTCTAACTACTTTTTTAGTTGGCCAAGGTTGTAGTATATTTTCTTGCAAGTCCGGGTATACTAAATCGTGTTCTTTTGGAGAAAACGATACTTTTCCTGCATAAGTAAAAAATGCCTTAATATCTGGACTACAGTCTAAATACTTTTCATACAAAGACTTAAATTCATTATACAGCGGCCCTTCAGATGCTAGTACTAGTATAATGGCCTTATAGTGTTTTGCCATAGTAAAAATTTAACAGCTTATTTGCTATGTGTATATCCTGGTGTCTTAAATCAACACTGCTTTTAATCCTGTAGTGGTCGATATTTGTACTGGTGTTTAGCTCTAACAGCTTTTCAATGTCGCTAGGGTTTATAGCCCTATTTTGTTCTAGTAAGCATATTGGTCTGGGTACTGCTCTAGTCAGGCGTATTCCTTTTGTTACAAAACAATTACTAATGGCAAAATCTTCAGGATATTCTGTATCAAGTATGGTTTTATCCGATACTAGAACGTCTACCATATCTCTGGATAGCACTATACCAGTTCCTGAAATATATTCTGGCAATTGCCTACCAAAGTTATCCACAGCTTTTCTAAATGTACCTGATACCACGTTGGTTGTAGGCAGTGACGATACTCTTTGCAATAACTTGTCAAAAACCCAAAAAGTACTCAAGTTAGTACGCACTAAAAAGTCATAACTATAGGTATTATTTATATGTTTTAGTGCATACAGGGTTTTCTTTAGCATTCCGGGATAATAATTATCCTCTATAGTATCAAACACTAAATCTTTACTTGAGTACTGATGATCGCCAATACTAGGCTTACCATACGCAAACAATACTTTTATATGATTATTTGTATCGGAGTATTTGCTGTATATTTTACGAAACTCATCATAAACGCCACCGGTAGTAGCTATTACTAATACTATTATTTTATAATGTTGCATTATTCAATATGTATGTAGGGATAGTATCGTAAAAATTGAGCCTGTGGAAGTGCTCTTAGTACCTTGGACTTTATTTCATCATAAAAATTCCAAGCTAGTGGTATTACTAGCAATTTGTTTGACTCGTGCAGTAAAGTACTAGGTGCTTTAATTAAAATATTACTTCCGGGAGTATACAGCCCTTGTTTTAGTGAATTATCGTCTAGTATATAATCTAAAGTTATTCCGCTAAAATTTATAAACGTGTTAGACTTAGCGGCAGCACCATAACCTACTACCTTGTACCCGGCACTTCTATAGTTATCAATAATTTGTTTAGTGGCTGAAACAATAGAAACTACTTTTAAAGAAAAAGACTCTACCGTGCTTTTAGTAACTTTACGAAACTTAGTAATATCTACGTGACTTCCGTGTTTGCGTAAAATAAATACATAGCTAGTGCCGTGAATGCTGGGGGTCAATATGTCTACCAGATACAAACCAACACGCTTGGCTAAAGCCAACACCGATTCTGGACTAAAAAACGACAAGTGTTCGTGGTATACTGTGTCAAACTCGCCGTTAAATACCATGTTTGCTTGGGACGTTTGTACAAATATAGCACCAGTATCCGACAACACTGATTTGCAGTATTGTAAAAAGTCCTCTGTGTAGCTAATGTGTGCAAATACGTTTTGTGCTATAATAACATCAAAATCTACACCAAAACTTTTGATATTATTCTGCGTTAGATAGTCACACACTACCTTACCGTGCGCAGAACTTAGCGGCAGTAAATTTTCTGCAGGGTCAATACCGTATGTATTATATCCTGCAGACTTATACCACGCAAGCTGTGATCCGTCATTGCAAGCTATGTCTAAAACATTATTTATTGATTCAACGTATTTTTGTGTAACACCAACAAAGTCTTTAAAATACTGTTGGCCGGTTTTACTTGTGCCGGACACATACAAGTAGTTTTTAAATAATTCGTCAGGATTTACTTGAACAGTTAGCTGCACGTGAGTACAGGTTTCACAATATTGCAGCCCTAAAGGATAACTTGGCTGCTGGCACGGTGTTTCTACATAAGAATTTGCCGGCGGTTGAGATTTTAAATCTAAAAACTTAAATAGTTTACTAGAATTACAAGCTAAGCAATTTGTAATAGGTGTATAGCTCATAGCCACTGTTTATTGTTTAGGGTCCAAGTTACCACCTGTTCTAGTCTGGTATCAAAGTCATATTTTGGTTCCCAGCCTAGCTCTTTCATATATTGGCCACTTAAACTATATCTGAAATCGTGTCCCGGCCGTTGGTTATCGTAACTTACCAACCTATATTTTAAATGTAGTTTCATTATGGAAGCAATTTTTTCTGCTACATATAAGTTGCTGTGCTCTACTGGCCCAACAATATTAAATTTTGGGCAAGTAAAGTCTCCGCTGCTGTCTGCCAGTTTAAATTGTTTGTGTGGTAACCCCATTATAAAAACAGTAGCATCTGCAACATCAGCAGCGTGTATCCAGTGACGCAGCCCTGATTTTGTACCAGTTTCTGGATCTGCATGTATTAATACTTCTTGATTGGTTAAAAGTTTATTAATAACTATAGCTATAAACTTTTCGTTTAGCTGTCTTTCACCAAATACATTCATTGTATGCGTACAGTAAATTGGCATACCGTAAGTATTTTCGTATGCAACACACAACTCTTCTGCACCAGCCTTTGTTGCTGAATAAGGGCTTCTACTATTGTACCTGGAGTATTCTGTATACTCAACGCCTTCTCGGGCCGAACCAAATACTTCGTCGGTACCAAAATTAATAAATTTCTTTAGTTTTGGTAAGTGTTTACGAGCATACTCTAACAAGTTGCATGTGCCTACGATGTTATCTTGTACAAATAGCATTGGGTTTTGAATCGATCTATTCACATGACTTCCAGCAGCCATGTGAATAATATAATCAATCTCACCCAATTGTTTAGCTAAAGTATCGTTAATTTCTGCTCGTAAATCGTGATATACTACTCTGAGCCTAGACATGTCGTCCTTTGAAAACTCTTTAGATAATTCATGTAGCCTGTTTAAGTTTCCAGAAAAATCTAATCTATCTAACGATACTACACTAATATTGGGGTGCTTTAAAAGACGACGTATTAGGTGGTGACCAATAAAGCCTGCACCACCTGTGACAAGAACAGTAGTTTTTTCTTTTAACATTATTTATTTGTTTGGTTTGAGTTAGTCGTTAAAGTGTTATCCGGTACTTGTGAAGTTTCTACCCGACCCCATTTACCTATAGGGCAGCTAGCCGACTTAAATCTTACTTTGGCCGGCATAAAACAGCCGCATTCTGAGCAAAAATTTAGTTTATTTAACCTATCACATGCTTTACACAGTTCTATTCTCACAGCAACTGGGTTACTCATTATTAAGCCTTTTTATTAGGATTATTTCCTCGCGGAGATGCTAGAGGTTTGTAAAAGTCTCTATATTCTAGCGATTTTTTGTAATACTCGTGAATTCTGGACTCAGGGCTATCAGCACCCTCTACTACTATACCAGACCAAGGACACGAAAAAATTCGTAGCAAACACTCTTGTGCTTTGTGCACACTGTGTTTGTGGGCAGAAAATAAAATTCTGCTTATTGGATGATAGGCTCCGCTACCCTCATTAAAAAAGTTAGAAATATTTACAACTTTTTTACCCATAAGCGTTCCAGATATTGCCATTTCTGAAGCAGTAGTAGTATAAACTACGTCGCAGTTTTTTAATAAAGCATTTCCAGATACGTCTTTGGGAATTACTTTATTCCATCCAAACCTACTTCCAAAAATATTCAAAGATTCTTGGTTGGTTATTGGATGTGGCTTAAGCATAATATCGTCATTCTCATGTAGTAGTCTAGAAATAATTTCTACACTAGCTACGTCTAACATATTATGTCCTGGTAAAAAACATATTCTTTTTACGTGTTTGTATTTTTCTATGTCGTCAGATAGTATGTACTTATCTGCCACAATCTTTTCTGGTATTAAAGCTGAGTCTATGTTGTTGTAATTGCTTGCTTCTTGTAGCAGTCTACAATTTATTTCTAGTGACTGTGTTGCTATCCAGAAACCACTTAATAGTTCTGTGTAAGTATACTCTGAAAAATTAAGTGGTTGAATTTGACTAACGTCATAAGAAATAGGGTATGGAGCATTATCTCTTATTAAGTCTTCGTACTTTTCTGCTATTTGATTGCGATTACTACGCTTAGCAAAAGTACCTATTTTCTTTTCTTGTATAGCTGGATCAGTCATCCGCTCATCTGCAAATCGCATTTAAATTTATTCTCCGGGAGGTGTAGGAAATTTTACCAAAAATGGGTCTGGCTGTTTTGTTATATCTGTTAGTTCTTGTATGTACTTATGTAGCTCTACTATATCGTCAGTGGGAGTAATTCCTAAAGCTATTTCTCTGTTGTACCTAGAAACTTTCCACTCTATTTGTTTGATTAGTTCATCTCTTTGTTTTCGTACAAGCTCCCACTGTCTACGTATTCTTGCATTTTTTTCTATGGGTAATACTACTGGTTCTAGCTTATAAGTACGTACCCACCTATCGCCTTGTTTGACTACTGAGTCAAGTACTACCCTAAAATCTTTTGTAGCTTGTGGAAACTTGTCTAAATCTGCATTTTCCACAAAAACATATCCAAGAGACTTAAGTATTTCAGAAGTTAATCTTTTTGGTAATGAAACATCTTTGAACCGATTTCGAAACTGTTTCTCACTAATAGGATATTCAACAGCAATATCATTTTCAATTCTAGCTATAAACATATGTATCCTTATTGAGTCCAGGTCGAGGTACTAATACTTGTACCTATACTAGTAATACCATTCGTATTCCAAGTACTATTCCAAGTACTATTCCAAGTAGTTGAAGTAGTTTGTGTAGTGTTAATAACAGTGGTTATGTTGGTAGACTGGCTGGTGTTACCTGCTGTATTCCAGCTAGTATTCCAGCTAGTATTCCAGTTAGTGGCAGTTACTTGACTAGTGTTTATAACTGTTGCTGTACTAGTATTTTGACTTGTTGTACCTGTTGTATTCCACGAAGTACTCCAGTTAGTATTCCAAGTTGTAGTAGTACTAACACCTGTAGATATTTGGGTGGTCCTACTAGTGCTTTGACTTGTTGTATCTGTTGTACCCCAACTAGTATTCCATACGGAATTCCAAGTTGTGGTAGTACTAATTGCAGTATTAATTGCTGTGTTTTGGCTTGTGGTACCTGTTGTAGCCCATGTAGTAGTCCAGTCAGTGGTCCACGTAGTAGTTGTAGATCTAGTAGTACTTTGTGAGGTTCCTTGGCTTGTAGTCCAAGTAGTAGTCCAAGTAGTGTTTCTAGAAGTTGACCAGCTGGTGGTTGTAGACTGACTTGTAGATACGCTAGTGCTTTGACTAGTATTCCAACCAGTAGTCCAGCTAGTGTTCCAAGTTGTTGCTTGCGACCAACTAGTTGTCCAGGTAGTTGTAACAGAGGTATTTATGCTTGTAGTTACACTCGTAGTTTTTGTAGTGGCCCAGCTTGTAGTCCAACTTGTAGTCCAGCTTGTTGTTGCGTTATAGTTATAAGTTATTTGATAAAAACGACAATCATTGGAAGTACATAAATTTGAGCAATTTATACTAGGTCCGCAAACAGAATTGATAGTATAATTAATATAGTTTGTTGGGCAGTTATCATACCAAGTCACGCCAGCTTGTGTTTGTGTACAGTTCGCACTTTTTACAGTATTTTGACTAGTAGAACTACTTGTAGTAACGCTAGTGTTACCTGCTGTATTCCACGAGGTGGTCCAACTTGTAAGTATTGTAGTTGCTTGGCTTGTGCTTCGAGATACTGTAGTTGTTTGACTGGTGCTAATGCTAGTGGTTCTGTTAGTTAACCATGCAGTAGTCCAGGTAGTACTCCACGTTGTGGTTGTTGCTTGACTAGTGCTCCAAGTAGTTGAAGCAGTAGTAGATATACTTGTACTCCAACTTGTGGTCCAGCTAGTGGTCCAGGTTGTCGTTGTTGCCTGACTAGTTGACTGGCTGGTACTAACTGCGGTATTCTTTGTGGTACTCCAACTTGTGGTCCAGCTAGTGGTCCAGGTTGTCGTTGTTGCCTGACTAGTTGACTGGCTGGTACTAACTGTAGTAGTTTTTGTAGTACTCCAACTTGTAGTCCATGCAGAGTTCCAGCTAGTGGTCCAGGTTGTCGTTGTTGCCTGACTAGTTGACTGGCTGGTACTAACTGTAGTAGTTTTTGTAGTACTCCAGCTGGTAGCCCAATCTGTGGTCCAGCTGGTTGACCAGCTGGTGTTTGTTGATTGACTTGTTACTTGTGTTGTTGATTGGGTAGTGCTTTTTGTTGTACTCCACACCGTTGTCCAACTAGTATTCCAACTAGTTGCCCAACTAGTATTAGTTGCCTGACTAGTTGACTGACTGGTACTAACTGTAGTGGTTTTTGTAGTACTCCAGCTGGTAGTCCAGCTACTAGTCCACGTTGTTAGCCTGGTCCAACTTCCCAGTAGAATTCTGGATGTCATTTTGCATCCTTTGCCAGTATAAATCCTGTCCAAGTAAGTCCAGCATCGTGTGTATAAAAGCCCAATACATCACGTCCACTAACTGTTAAGGTTGGTGCTACACCACCGGGCCACGTAATTCCAGTCCACCAAGTAATAACGTAAGCCCCAGCATTTGTTAACTCTAACACAAAACTGTGAGTTGTTCCTGCTGCGGCCATGTTTGTTACAGTAAATGTAGTATTTGCAGTTATGGTTTTTGTAAATACATTACCAGCCGTTAGATTAATAGAGCTGTCACCTAAAGCTACCCGTACTTCTCTTAGTCCTGCAATTGTTGGTGCGGTTTCGTATACAACACCGTCAGAACCTGTTCCAGTAGATGGTTGAATGGTTATTGTAACTGGACCGTAAACTTCTGAACCAACTTTAAAGCGCATTACGTATGTGCCTGTTAGTCCAAACTCGCTTCCAGGTAGTAACGAGTCAGCACTTCCAGTAAAGTCAGTAGTAGTACTAGTTGTGGTGTAACTTCCACCATTAATACTCTTAAATATCTCTGTGTTAGGTGCTACATTTGTAAATGATATTTTTATATACGACGCGGTGTCTAGTGTAGCTGTTGGATTTGTTACTTGTATCTTGCCTTTATACGGCATAAACCAGTTATCTGGATTGTACTTACGGAAATTCCCTGATTCAAAGGTTACAATATCGTGATCGCCGCCACTAACCGTAGTGTACCCGTCACCACTAGAAGTTAGCACAGTTTCAAACGTGCTTGCTGACGTGCCTAATATAGACCCTGCGTTGGAATAAAAATTAGGTAATAGTGTACTAATGCTTGAGTTTGCTAACAGTCCGTACGCTACGTCGTTTGCAATTAGTTTAGACCCTTCAGCATTGTGATGTAATCCGTCAGGTATAAACAGCCCCAGTCTTCCCACTTTCCAATGGTTGTAAGTAAAGTGTCCGTTTATAGTTGACAGCGCTTTAATACTGGTGTCAAGTGCTACCCAATTTGTGGCTTGAGTTTGTATTGTACTAGACACAGAGTTATCCGCGATTTCGCTGGTAAAACAGTTTGCTAAAATTCCGCTGGAGTTTAGGGTCCATTTAATAGGAATTACACCTTTGTTTTTTAAGGTGGTTGGCGTGAAATTAACATTATCGTACCACACCTCACTGCCGTATATTATTTTTGCGTTAGGTAGTCCGTTGCGTAGGGCCTGATATAAGCTAGTACTGTCTGCGATAATTTGTGCTTGAGTTCTTCCGCTTGCTACATCGTTTAGCCCTAACATAACAATAACTATGTCTGGGTTTTGTTCAATACACTCCTGTACCATAGTATTACTACCGTACAAGGCATTAGTGTATGCGGTATAGTAAGTACTACCGCCTTTTGCCAAATCTGTAAACTCGCAGCGATCACCAAATTGATTTATATAGTTGCTTAAATACTCAACCCAATGTCCTGTTCTAGCGGGATTTTGCGCACTAAGAGAATCTCCTATAACCGCTATCTTTACCAGATTTAAAATTGAGGCACCAGTAATGTTACCGCTTCCTAGTAGACTGGTATTATTTATTCTTTTTAACTGTGAATTTTCGAATCTACTAGTAGTTGCGTTATACGCTAGTGTATCTCCACTAGACAATGAGCTTAGCTGTACTAATTCGTCATTTTGTAGTTTGCTACCTAGGCTAACTCGGACCTGTAGTACACCTGCGCTACTATGCGAGTTAACTACAGCAGCAACAGTAATCTTGTTATTAGGCGCAGCCGGCATAGTTGACGTAAAGGCACCTGCAGTAGTTGCGCTTGCATACAGTACAGTACTAGCAGCCCAGGCGGAGGTATTTAAGTTATAGATTGTTCCGTGATCTATTACAAAGCCGTCGCCACCATCAGGTATAGTTTCTGATACAACACCCATAAAATATTCGCTGGGTGTTGTGCCATTTGCTAAAAATGGTGCGATCAGCAGCTTACCGCTGCTGCCGACTGTACCTACAAAACCAACTAATGTGCCTTTGCTAATTGATGAGCCGGTTTGGTTTTTTACATAAAAACCCTGATTGCCGCCAACTTCTACAATATACTGTGATATACCATTATCTCGTTTTAAGAAAAGTTTGCCGTCATATGTATTAACAGCAAACTCTCCTAAATCCAAATCTGTAGTAAGAGGTACTTTTCCTTCTACACTGCTACGTTTTACTGTTATTTTTGCCATACGGCTACCTTTCTTGCTTATATAAGCACGGTAAATTAATTAGTATGTACCACCATCAATAGCACTAATTGTAGCCAAACCTGATGTTACTGTAAATTGATTAATATCAAACTGTGCTAACCCTTTTACGGAAGTGCTTGCTGTTGGAATTGCAGCAGAACTGATTGCAGTAATCAAACCTTTGGCATTTACTGTCACAGTTGGTACTGTTACAGTGTCACCAAAGCTGCCTACATTACTATTAACTGTAGCTAATGTTAGTGCTGCACTTACGTTAGTACTGCCGTCAAAAGAACTTAGTGTTGCTGTGGCATCGCCAGTTAAACTTAAATTACGTGCTGTAGCTAGTTTAGTTGTGGTGTCAGCATTACCTTTTAATGCACCATACACGTTAGCAACATTTAAATCTTTGTTTAAATTCCAACGATCGTCTGCGCTTGTGTAAGTGAGCGTAGCAGCAGCCCCACCGATTGTAATACCCGCACCATTGGCTTGAGCAGAGTTTGCAGCGTCTTTTGCTAGTAAAATATTAATATCAGATACTGATACTTCTGTAGAATTAACAGTGGTTGTTGTTCCTTGAACTGTTAAATTACCTGTAATTACAGCATTACCAGATATATTAATATTTGTAGAAGTAATGTCATCACTGTTTAAGGAACCATTAACAGTGACATTATTAAAGGTTACATTGTCAGTTGTTCCAACAGCTTGGCCGATTGCAAAACTTACTTGATTATTTGTTACAGTAGTGGTTACTCCAGTACCGCCGGCAAAAGTTAGTGTATCAGTACCAAGAGTAACTGAATCAGTGCCAGTAGTACCAGCAATATTCAATGACGTAGCTATACTAATAGAGGCTGTACTTACGGCGGTAATAAGACCTTTGGCGTTGACAGTTATTACAGGTACAGTAGTAGTGTTACCATACGTACCCACATCACTATTAACTGTAGCTAATGTTACTGCAGCGCTTATATTAGCACTACCGTCAAAAGAGCTTAGTGTTGCTGAGGCATCACCAATTAAACTCAAGTTACGAGCTGTGGCCAGTTTAGTCGCCGTGTCAGCATTGCCAGTAATATTAGCTGCTAAATTACCACTACCATCACGCTTAGCCAAAGTATTCGGTGTTGCTAAACTAGTAGCGGCTGTAATCATGTCAGTAAAGTATTTACCTCCGATTACAACGTGGTTAACGGCGTTGCCGGCCGTTTCTGTACCCATACCGATGTATAGTCTGTCTCCACCATTACTACCATTATCGGCTAAAGCACTGTAAGCTAGCTCACCTGCGGCTAATACTGCTGGATTCCCACTAACTTCGCTGCGCTTAATTCTTAATATTGAACTCATTTAAAATTCTCCTTAGAACTGACCAGCTTCGAAAATTTGATTTTCTAACTTGTTAGTTGCTGTCCAGGTTTGTGTGGCGCTATCATATACTAGTACACCACCATTCTGTAAGTTTGTAAGGTCTATATCCGCTAAATTACTAACTGATATAGCTTGAGGAGGCGGCATAAGTCCAGTAACTACAGTTGTAGCTTTTTTATCTTCTACAATAACCGTGCCATTATCACATGATGTCACTACTATCTTGGTCATCTTGTTACCTCCGGCACTAGAGTAAGATTACCTACTAGGAAAGGTACTACTTCATTTGCAGTATACAGCTCTACACTATATACTGCTGTTACGAAATTAAATTGACTAGTAGTATTGGCGGAAAGCCGTACTGTGATAACTTTCTGAACATTGTCTATTAATATTTGACCACTATCACTAGTAGCTTCGTAGATAACCTCAGGACTATCTACAGTTTCTCTTATTTGCATTCTAGCTTTGTAGTTGGCTATAGGTACTGGCATATTATACTCAACTACTCCACCACTAGTATATGCTGAGTAAAGCAAACTATTAACTTGATTTATTGTGATAGTATCGTTTGTTGTAGAAGTACCAATATAGTACCCATCTCCTACACTGTTTATTTCTTTCATACCACCTGCACCAACTACTTTAAATCTCCAATTAGTTGGCATATCGTGATTGTTACTTGTGGTAATTACACAAGGAGCACTTTTAGATATGTTGCTGATAGGTGCATAAACCTTTGTTAATGATTCCCATCTGTACGTTTCTTCAAATGTGCTGCCTTGATACATTTTATAGTTAATTTTAGCTGGCTGCATTTGCTGCCTCCTTAGCTTCTTGTAATATAGCTAGTTGTTTAAAGGCATTTAGTTGATTAGTCAAAGCTACTACCTCTGTTTGTAGCTTGTCATTTTCAATACATAATTTACGAAGTTGCGTATTTAACTGAATTATTTCTTGTTGAAGCTTGCTTAATTCTTTGCTAAGTGTAAGGTTTTGCGCACTCATGCGGTTAAGTTCTTCATGCATTAATTCTAGCACACTAGTTTCAGTACTTGATATAAGCCAGTCCTTCATAAGTTTTTTTATACCAAATACTAGTGCAATTACTGCTAATGCCACCACAGAGATAGTTTGTAGTACTGTATTGCTATCTACTTCCATATTTTACAGTCTCCTATACTAGCAGTAATATAAATATTTCTGCGATTTATAATCTATGTTATGCCGATTATAACTGTCTGCTGCTTGATTAGAGCTTTTGCAGACACTTATAAACATTTTTGTATATTATACCATAAGGGCATGTTTTTGTCAATGCAAAAAATACCCTGCCCATTTTCATGGGCAGGATTATTAGTACTTATTATATTGTATTGTAATATGTCTATTGCGATATATTGACACCAACGTTAGGTTGGCTTAATTCAGCTGTATCACGCTCTACAGCAGTTTTTATATATAAAGAATATAGTATGTTATATAAATATAAATGTGTTGCAGTTTTGCCGGTTTCAAGACCTGTACTTGGATCTAGAATAGGAAAACTGGCCTCTGGATCAAATTTTTTAGATATATATATCCAACGTATTTAGTTATTTGTGTATCTTGAAGCGGTATAATGTCTTGTTCATCAAACCTAATCCACTTGTCGCTTGAATTTAGCGAATTATAAATATGTATTTCATGACAACGTCTCCACATTGTACCAATAATGTCTTGTTCTTTATAATTCATTATACATCCTTAGATTCTAAAACCGCCAATTTCAGTAAAGCTACATCAATTTTTTGTTTTAACATTTCGTTTTCATCAATTAGTTCTTGTACTGCTTTTACAAGGTGAACATGAATTGTGTCAGGTGTAATTGCTAATAGGTCTTGAGAATCTTGAGGTAGGTTGGGTAAAGGTATTACAGCTTCTGGAATGTAGTCTTTTACATTTTGCGCAAAATATCCAATATGTACCTTTTTTCGTACGTCTTGTTTAAATGTAAAGTATCTTGGAATTAATCCACGTATCCTTGCACAAGCATTGTCTGCAACTAACCCTACTTCATCCTTTAAGCTTTCATCGGAGCCAGCAGACCAGCTCTGGGCCCCACTAGCTATATACATACCTACCGAGTTATTATTATATACTAGAAAGTTGCCTCCGCTATCAGGTCCGAAAAACCATTTCGAACCTGGGAGGCTACCACTACGATTTTCAATAGTAGCAGTGCTTCCTCCACTAATAGAAACGGAACTGGAGCTGTAAAGTGAGCTTACTTCTATCCATGTTCCATCTGCTCTCATGTACTTGGTAACACTACCATCTGGAATAGTATATGTATAGTTACCCCACTTCAATCTACCGGCACACTCCACAGCTATACCCCCTGAAGCGTGGGAATTAATAGCCCTAACCGCAATCCCTGTGGATTGGGAACAGCTAAAGTATCCGCCTACTATGGTTCCTTGTCCTAGTACTCCGATGCCTTTATCAGTTTGAGTACCTATACCCATTACGCCGACATTATACGCTACAGAGGCTGCACTAGCACCTGCCTGTCCAAGAAACCCGGCTCTAACACTACTTGAACTAAAGGGGTTTGTTAGTGCTAATGCTCTAGAACTGTAGTCTACGTCGTAAACTTGAGTATTAATTAAGGTTAGTTGTGTAGAAGTGCTTCTGCCTTCAAATGAAGAATCTCCTGATGTGATAATACTACCGGAAAAAATCGCATCACCATTTATACCGACAGTTACGGTAGCTACACCATTTTTTGCAGCTATTAACCCTTGTGAAGTAATAGCTAAACCACTACCTCCAGTAATTGCTCCGGTAGAACTATTCCAAGTGATACTACCTACTTTCAAGCTACCACTATCATTAGGCTGTATAGACCCTGTTAATATAGTATTTGCAGTTTTATCTATTAGATTATCTATATTAGGTATTTCGCCGTCTAACCCACCAATACCTACTATAGTTGCAGTACTCCATTCACCTATGCTAATAGTATCGGTATTAGTACTGGAACTAGCTACTGCTTGTCTAACCCATAGATACTCTCCTTTAGAGATACTAGGGGCTGATCTAGTCCAGGAACCTAGTGTTAGTCCTGTTAAGCTATTAGTACTAAAGGTATATGTTGCTGTTCCACTAAAAGCTGCAGGTGCTGTACTAGAACTAGTATTTTTTGCGTATAGTTCTACAGTAGCTGTATTGATACCGTTAGTACCGTTAACACCCCCAACACTTGTTACAACAGCTCCAGAAAACTCAGCAGAGTCTATAGTATCCGTAGTTGAGCTACTAGCTGCTGTAGCATATCGTACCCATAAGTACTCACCGTTACTAATACTAGGTGCTGTAGTACTCCAGCCATTTAGTGTACCACCACTTAGTGTTGAGGTACTAAATGTATAAGTAAAAGTTCCACTAAAAGCTGCAGGTGCTGTACTAGAACTAGTATTTTTTGCGTATAGTGCTACAGTAGCTGTATTGATACCGTTAGTACCGTTAACACCCCCAACACTTGTTACAACAGCTCCAGAAAATTCAGCAGAGTCTATTGAATCAGTTGTTGAGCTACTAGCTGCTGTAGCATATCGTACCCATAAGTACTCACCGTTACTAATACTAGGTGCTGTAGTACTCCAGCCATTTAGTGTACCACCACTTAGTGTTGAGGTACTAAATGTATAAGTAAAGGTTCCACTAAAAGCTGCAGGTGGAGCACTAGAACTAGTATTTTTTGCGTATAGTGCTACAGTAGCTGTATTGATACCGCTTAAACCAGGTGCCCCTTCACGACTCTTACTTAAAGTTAATACTTTTACAAGGGTAACATCACCTATACTAGCTGCGAGTTCTACTTCTGCAAAGTCTGATATAACTCCACCACTAGAAATACTCAGTGATCCTGTACTACTTAACAGTACCTTTGATGAATCGGTTCCTGTTTGCGATACAATAGAGTAAGTTACACCACTTGTTAATAGTTCCGACCCTCTCAACAATACCATCTGACAGGTAATTGGATATTGACCGGCTGCGACTATGCCAAGACTATCAGCTGTTAGTGTTTGATTTTCATTGCTTAAAGTAAGGACTAGAGTATCATCACCTTCCTTGACATTGTACAAAGAAATAAAATCGAATACAAAAAGTGCTGGATTTGCTGTACTAGTTACTTCACACTTAATCAGTTTTCGTGCATCACTAAAGGCTGGTACAACAATTGATAAATCATCTTGATACTGTGGCTGTTGTATATTATCAATATACCACGTATATACAGCATCTGCTACATTTTGTGCAGTAGCTGTAATAGTAGTATTAGCAGGAGTTATTTGACCGGTATTTTTTAATGTTGTAAATATTTGATTAGTTGTAGTTAAATTAACTTGTGGAGCACTATCACCATCTACAGTTTTATTAAAACGTACTTGTTTGTATAAAGTTACACCAGCATATGTAAATGCCAACGTAAATCCGGCAAACTTTTTAGTAACATCAACTACACGTACACGACCTGGTGTAACTGTATCCATTGTTGCAACTACACCATCTAGGTCTTGTAGTTGGTAGAGTATATTTTGTGGTGAAATAATCTCTATACCACGAACAAGAAAGGTATCTAAAAGCAAAGGAAATTGTGTTGCGTCCGGAATTCCTTGGCTATCACAAGTAATTACGTTTACATCTGGAGATACTGTGGCGACTAATGCATCACTACCTTCTTGTAAATAATACAATGTCCACTGATCTGTTAACGTAATTGTTTCACCAAAACTATTCAGACCAGTTATACTTACTTCCACAGTTTTAGATACTTGGGTAGAAAATTTTGGTATACGAATAAAACTATTGGTTTCTGTAGGTTGTAGTATACCGTCAATACGCCAATCGTATTCTAATGCGCCACCAGGTACAAGCGGATCAATATTGCTAACGCTCACTGCTACATCAATATATTCTGGCCAAATATCTCCTACATCACCATTAGCAGGCTTGACAAAGGCTAGTCGTTCAGAATTTAGTTTAACTTGAGGTGCGCTGGCTCCAGTTACGCCTTGTTTGCTTTTAGACAAGTTTTGACGTACAACACGCGTATCAACTAATCCGGCACGAGTCACATATCTAATCGTATAGTCTATATGGGCCGTATCTGTTGTCATATTGGCGTGTTCAGGAAATTCAACATAGTTTAAAGCTACTATTGGTTGATCTTCTGGTACAATACCAACACCTGTAATTGAATCGATTCTCCAACTACCTTTTAGGACACCCTGTAAATCTGTTCGTAATAATTGAGCTCCTTCATATACTCGTATCTGAGTACCGGATTCCAAATACTCACCCTGGTCAACAACACCGTTTTCATCAGCCTGCAGCTGTGCTACCGGATTGCTAAGCTCTACTGTAATTTGACTTGTACCATTATTTAGGCGATTTATGGTAAGCTGATCAAAAACATTGCCAATCCTTGCTTCAACAACTATGTAACCAATAGTATTATTAACATGAAATTGTTGGTTGGTAATTGTGATGGTATTATCTTGTTGCGTAAACTGTACAGGCGAAAGTATTTCTATACCTTCGCGAGTATATGCCTTTATCAAGAAAGTTGGTATACCACTTAAATTAAATAGCAAGGCTGTTACAGTAGTACTTGTGGTTTGTGCTAAAACAGCATTTTCATCTAGATAAATAAAATTTGCTGGCGACGCACTAATGCGAATTTGTGGGGCTTCTTGCCCCACACCGTAAACTAGATTAAGGTCACGAATAACAGTAACTCCGGAGTACTCGGCACTAAACGACACACTGGCAACTGTGGTGCCAGTGTCCCATCCTGTTACGTTATACACACCTGTTTGTGCATCAATAGTTACTTGTAATCCGTTAGTGGCAGTATTTGGTATAATACTATAAACTGGGCCTGTTCCGGTTACTTCTAAACTAGCATCCCAGACTCTAAAAATACCTGTAGCCTGGCTCCAGTCAATTTCTCCGGTTTCTAAATTCTGTAGAAATACAGGATCATTTGTTAGTTCGCCGTAAACAGTGGTAAGTTCGTCATACGTTTTTGCAACAAGTTCATCAGAAATAGTGTATACATCGGGATCAATTTTACTAATAAACGCATAGCGCACATAGTAGTATGTATTGATCTCTAACTCGTCTAAACTAACTGAACTGCCAATACCAAAATCTTTAGAAACTAGCAGTTGAGGGTCAAAACCTGATGTTTTACTTATCCATACACGTATACCAAGTAAGTCGTCACGAACATCTTCGGTTCTAATAGTGTCATACCTGGTACTATAGATTAGGTGGAGTTTTCTAATACCAGGGTATAGATTTACTGACATAGGTATCCTTTATGTTATGGTTGTAACAACTATTGTGCCGAGTGCACTTACAGTTCCGTAGTTTTCATTATTGTCTACTGCGCGACATGCTACTCTATATGTTATACCTGATTCTGATATTCTTGGAGGAGGTATATCTAATAGGTTGAATCTAGCGATGTTTGGCGCTCGCAGTACTTTAATATTATTTTCTTCATTGGGCTCTATATCCCAGAAATCTTCAATACCAGTATCTTTATATAGTCGGAATTCAAAACTCTTAAAATCTTTTGGATTTGAGAGATTAATAAACTCTTCGTCTAATATATACTCATTTGGTATACTGGCCACGATATAAGTACCCTCTAAATCCATATTAAGCACTGGAGGCACATAGTAATTTGAAGTTTTGCCAGTATTAACAAAATAATAAACTTGCGACCACGGACCACTAACACTACCAGTAGCATTAGTATATCTAGCACGTAGTTTATATGTAGTTAAGGAACGTAATCCACGTATATTTATACTACCTGTAAACCGTTTGGCCTCGTATAGATTATCTAGATTTGAATTAGAAAAATCACCGTTGCCTAATACTACTTGAACTTGTATAATTTCTGCTTGCTGTGTTAGATCTGGAAAATCGGCGAAACTAACCACAGCATAGTTTTCATATATACCTGTGCTAATTTCTTCCGCAAATTCATTAGCACTAGCAACATCGGTTATTACTGGTGCTACTGTTATAGCATTTTTCAACACTTCCGGACTGCGTCCGGAGATGTTAGGGTCAAAAGAAGGTAGCTCAGCTTCACTGGTTAAATTTACGCTGTAAATTTGTGGCGAATAATCCACTAACGTTAGTCGTGCGGTTACATTAGAGCTTGGTTCAATACCAATTACAATTAGTTCTTGTGATTCTTTAGATACTTCACCGATCATAAATAGGTTATCGGTTTCTACACCACTACCGTCCAATGAAGTTGTAACCGTAACAGTATCGTACCAGCCAGACGTAGCTGGAGATAGTGTACGTAGCACACTAGCACCGGTATTAGTACGGATGCGAACTTGATACGTTGTCCCAGTTGTTAGATACACAGGCTCAGTTAAGTCCAGTGTAGTAGCACCAACAGACTTTAGTCGGCCACTACCAGTTCCCCATAGTGGTACGTCATGATTAACGCGTACTAAGTCACCACGGTTACATACTAGGTACTCGAAGTCTACATTTAGTGTGTATACTTCAGGACGTAGCTTGAGTTGTGCTAGGTGCCAGCGTGCTAGCTTTTTAGCTTGTAGCGCATTAGTAACACCAGGTAAACTTAGTTCTTCAAACACGGTAGCAGTAGACTGATTTTTACCGTAGTTATACACAATTGTTTCGTCCGCCTGATACGCACGATCACGGTTTGGGAAAGTAACGCGGAACGCGTCAGGTAAACGAGGTAACAGCTTAGTAGATTCAAATCCCCAACTATTGTGTGGAGTAAAATGCTGAGTTACTACAGTGCGAGGTCTATCAACAATCACTGTCCAACGTCCATCAACAAAAGCAGGACTTGCTAAAGCAGCTGCACAAATATCGCGTAATGTGTCCAGCACACTTTGTGTTTGCGTCACCACAGCATTATACTCGTATGAGTTTAGTCTGCAAAAGTCATGCCAGCTTTTAACAGCAGCTAGATCAACACGTTGTGAGACTTCAGCTACTGGTATAGGGTATGCGTTTGCTGGATGTGTTAGTACGTGTAAGAATAAGCTTGCTGGATTTGAGCTAGCGCGGTAAACCCAACTATCAGTAGTGTGTTCGTAATCCCACACAATTGAGTGTACTAGTGCATTTACACCATCAATGCTACCGTTGGCTTTGTTAGTGCTTTGAATACGTATTGCTGTGCGTGCTAAATTACCTCGTGGTAGTTTGTTTAGTGGTCTTTGTATTAATTTGTCTCCAGTAACTGGATCTGTTTTAGGATCGCCGTTGGCATCTAATATATCTGGGTTACCGTACCCGGTTACACTTAATAAGCTAACTGTGTGGTAGTTGCGTAGTGATTCTTCTGGTTCTGTTTCGTCGTCATTTGCGCGACGTACACGAACTTCATAACGACCTGGTTCCAAGTCTTTTGTTTTGTACACAAAGTTAAAGGCATCGCGACGCATGTAGTACAACCCAGGGCTACCAAACTGTATAATAGTATTTGGAGTAGCAAGATTATTTAACCCGCCATTTTCGGTATACGTAATTTTACAAGCAACACCAGCTGCACCTCCAAGAGTATTACGTGCAGTTACTTTTACTGGATAAGTACCACTTTCTAGGTATACCAAGTTGCTAACACTTTCTTTGTAGCCTGGTCGAGGCATTGCAACTGCTAAACGATTGTCTATGTAGATCGCACCTTCGTCATCTGCTGCTGCTTCAATGCGGTAATATCCTGAATATTTAAAAGTTGCTGTATAGGTTTCAATAAACTCTGTGCTTGTACCTTTCCAAACAGCGTTGTTATTTAAAAATTGAGACCAAACCTTATTTGTAGGAGTCGTTGTGCCAGGAATGCTACGTGCATTAAATACTATATCTTCTGCACCTGTAGCCGGCTGGTTTACTGAAAATTGTGATACGCTACCAGCACTGATACGAACAATGGTACTAATGCTAGTAACATTACCTTCATAATCTGTTTGGGTATTATTCTGAGACGTTAGAACCAACCCACTACGGCCTACATAATCTTGAACATGTGTAACGGTATTTACTATCTGCCCACCACCATTACATATAGTATACAGTTTTATAAATCCAGCTTGTGGTACTGTTGGTAACCTTGAGGCCGAATGCCCCTCACTAATTAAACTAGCGTATTGGCTAGTCTTAAGTTTGTTTATTAATTCTTGACTTGGCTCGCTGTCTTGTTGTTCAGTAGGAAATCCGTCAAACCGCTTTACTTCGCCACTAGAGTTAAGTGCGTATGTATACCACTGATACAATGTTACACCATAAGTGTAACTTCCGTCACCTGTATCTTCCGTTTTTTGATACGTAACTGGAGTTATTTCGTCAGTGTATGCACGACTAGTTCCTTGCAATCCTGGTGCCCTGTTTAAGGTATAAGACGCCAGAGGTGCCCAAGACGGCCAAGTAGTATCACTATTCTGTTTTCGTATCTGAATTTCCACAGCTGCTGTTGCTGGGCGAATTTTACCAGCATCACCGCCACTAATTACTAGCTGGCGCATACCAACCGGAAACGTCAGTGCTACGTCAATGGCAGTGGTGTTGGTTTGCTGCAACACAACTTCTTGCCACGGATTACCGTCTTCGGTATTATTTACGAGCTCAACACCTACCTGCTGCTGCTCTACGTCTCGCGGATACAGCCTGTTAAATGCATCTGTTTGTTCTTGTGGCTCGCTACCTGTTCCTGGTAGTGTAACTGGACGTGGTATTTCTTGTGCAAATTCCGGAGTTTGGTTAGCAGTATCTTTACGATTCCAGTCAATGGTTGGATCGCCTTGCTCGGCTTGTGTTAATGGCAGATTGTAGTAGTTCGATAGTGGATTAATACCAACACAAATGTCCACAATCTCCAGTGGACCAAATCCCCAGATGATTAACAAGTTAAGTAAGCTGGTATCGGTTAAGGTATCCACATACGGAGTGGCTCCTAGTGTGCCGGTTACGCGTAGGCGTCCAAGCACCACCGGAATGGCACCAAAGCGGTTGGCCTGATTACTAGCACCAGTAAACAGGTTAAGCCCACGAGCCTGTCCAGGGTCGTTTTGGCCTGGCATACGAATTGGTGCAATAGCATTAACCAGGGCCATGCCGGCCATGTTTATGGCGGCAGTTGTAGCAGCTAAAGTAGCTGTTTGTGCAAAAGTAGCTGTACCTGCTTTTACTGCAGCTGCTGCTTCCGGAGCTAGCATTGGTGCAAAATATGCAGCAGCTACTACAACAGCTAGTGTTAATAGCAGCCTTGTACCTCCACGTCCTTCTGCCACACTTTTATACGCCAGTTTTTGATCGGCCTTTAGTACTGTGGTGCTCCACTCGTCTCGTGGAATGGGCACACCATCAACTAACACAACCAGTTTACTAGCAAGGCGCTCACTTATCTGGTATTTGTTGTTAACGTAGTCGGCGAAATCTTGAACTGTGGTTCCGGCTGGCATCCAATCCAGTTCAACTTGTGTACGTAGTGGGTGCGGTAACCCGGTAGCAGGCACTGCTTGTGCTTGTGAACTATAGCGATAGAATCCGCCAAAACGACGCGACCACTGTGGCGAGTCTAGTGACTCAACCACACTATCACGACCTTCGCGTGCGTGCAGGAACCGGCGAGCACCAACGTACACACCAACGTGTGCTGGTTCGCCGTAGATGTTGAAAAGGCACACGTCACCAGGCTGTGCGTCGCTAGTCTCAGTCCAGCCACTTTTGTGCAGGTTGATAACCTCACTCAGTTGAGGGTCCCACGCACCGCTATACAGTTCACTGTAGTCTGGTAATTCAATGTCTAGCTGTTCAGCATAAAAAAGACGTACTAATCCCCAGCAATCAACTCCACTACGAGTTCTACCGTTAGACTCATAAGGTAAGCCAATATAGTTATTGTAATCCATTAGAATAGTCCCGGAAAGTACGTTGGTATAAAATTATAGCACGGAAAAGGCTCGCGTGCTAAATTTATCATAGTTAGGTCAAAACTAACTGTATCGCTATTGTAAGTAGCAGACGTAATATAAAAATCAGGAAAGCTTGCTTCCACCACGTCTGGCGAACCGCTTAATACTAGTTCAATTTTTACTCGTGTAGGTTTAGTTAGCTGCACACGAACTAGTTCAATAGCTTCTCGTGTTACATACTGTAGTGTTACGCGACACTGACCTACGCCTGTATCTTGTTCTTCTGGCAGGTCAATTTGTAGTGGTAAAAACACATAATCACTGCCACGGCTAGGCACTCCGTACACTACTTCCTCGTCCGTGGTAAGCGCAGCCAATCTTTGAGTATAACTATCTGCTAGCTTAAAAATTGGCGTGTTTGGTGCATCTGGATCATATATTGTAAGCAACATTATAAGATTCTCGTCAGTTTCTGACGAGAACATAGCACGAATAGCCGAGGCACTTAGTGTACTTAATCTGCTCATGGTAATACTTCTA